TTATACGTTCCCAATGTATAGGAATTTCAAAAGGTGCAATAACATGAAGGTGTCTGTCAAATTCTGTGAAGGCCGCACCCTCTGCAACCTCCCAATCACCTTCTAGTAGCTGTCGCCGTTGCGTAGGTGGCAACGCCTTCAGCATTTGTTCATAGCGTCCATCGTTTGCTAGATATGGATTATCATCTAACCTAGCAGGAATAAACTTACGGCTTAGGCCGTCTGAGCCTTTGAAAGACTCATTGGGTGGTGATGGATCAATATATCTTTTCTTTACCCAATGCGCTCCAACACCACCGGGGTTAGCGGTACACCGCATATAAGGTATAATTTCTGGGTCTGTTGTACGCAGTCGTGAAGCCAAGTAGTTCCAAGAAAACTCTGTAGCTTGGTGCGTAATTTCATCAAACCCAATCCAACTATACGCTTGACCTTGGTAGCGATAAACATCTGCATCTCTCTCCAAGAATCCAAATTCTATTTTAGCTCCAGACGGAAAGTTCCAGAGCTTTTCTACTTCTTTGTACTTACAACCGGGAAAGGCTTTCGGGTAGAGTTCACGAGACTTATCTATTAGCTCGCGTAACTCTGGCATAGAACGCCGCAGGATTAAAGCTCTATGCGCTCCCCGATGAGCAAAACGCAATGGATCAACAAGCATTGCGTAGCTCTTGCCTCCACCAGCCGCACCACCATACAAAACATCAGTCTCAGAAGCGGCAAGAAAGTCAGTTTGTGGGCCATCGTTGGGCCTAAAGATGACATTCTCTTCTGCGACAGTCCTCAACGCCTTGGGCAAATCGTCAACTTTTGTTGTTGTTATTTTTCCTTCGGCTTTTGCCTCAGTTCCTTCTAATTTGTTTAGAGTACTTTTAGAAGTGTCGAGTGACCGTTTATAGTTTTCAAGTTTGGTGCGAGCCTGCGCTAACCGTTTTTCTTTCTTTCGTACAACTTTCCTTGCTTCAATTTGGGCCTTGGTTTTGGAGTGGTAGTTGTAGCCTCGACCTGACGAACCTTTGGGTCTGCCAGTTTTCTTACGAGGTGTTCCATCCTTTTTGAGTATAAAATCCCCGTTGTCGTCTCGCATATACGCATCAGGGTTAGTCTCCCAATCATTCATATCGGTCTACAATCTTTTTTAAACCAGTATGAGATATAGTTCTATTTGTATCATACTCCAACCAAGTAGCCGCTTCACGTAAAGATAAAACTTTATTTTTAACCAGCGGCACGATTTTGTTGAGGGCTTTAAGTTCTACCTCAACTTCTTCTAGATGTTCACCATCTTCCATCAGTTTATAGCCAAATGGGATGGTACTGCTACTACGCCTCTTCATATTGAGCCTCTATAACTACCTCTTGTTTAGCTGGTAGTATAAAGAGGCCATTAGAGTTTTGCAAGTTTACGTCTAGTTTGTCTGTCTTAGCAAGCCCAACACGGTCTAGGAGCGTCTGAGCGGCCTGTAGACGGACGTTAGCTTGGGGTATGGGGTCTGTACTGTCCATAACCTCAACAAGCTTTAGAGAAGCTTTGGGGGCATTCTGGGCTAATATATTCTCGGCTAGTTCAATTATCTCTGTTTTAAGTGCTTTAACCACGGATGTATATGAGCCTTCAGCGTACCCCGCTAATTCTGCCGCACGTTTTGTATCACCATTGCAAGATACAAGGTGATCCAAGAACGATTGTTGCTTTATAGTTAATTCTTTATTCATAACTATATATTATATATGTGATATCGGGTTTTGTCAAGTAGTATTTATACTGTTATTTGGTAATAGTTGGCAAAAGTCTTGACAAAATTAGTTTTCAGGTGTATAATAGATTATGTAGCCGACCGGGTACATATAGTCACAGGCCCCCTTTAAAGCCTTTGGAGTGGGGCGACAAACTGGTTGACATTCAAAATCTTTGGAAATGTATAACATTGAGTATATATAGGTGGGGTAGGGGGTGGTCACCTGCCTAGCCCTTCAAAGTTTTGAAGGGCTAGGAAGCCTAGAATATTTTAAAGTCTTTTAGACTTTAAAATATTCTACAATCCACCACCAGAGTCTCTAAAGATCTCTAAGATCTTTAGAGACTCTGGTTGCCAGACTCAGAAATCTTTAAAAATTCTTAAGAATTTTTAAAGATTTTTTAAAAATCTATAAAAATCAAAGATTTTTTTAGATTTCACACGCGCCTGTGAAAAATCCTTTAGGATTTTTAGACTTGCCAAATCGCTTAGTACTTCAAAACTTTAAAACCCCTCACGGTAGTGAGGGTTTTAAAGTTTATGAAGTACTTAAAGGCCCTCCGAAACCGCTTCAAGCCGAAGGCTTGGGGCAACACAAACTCACAATTCGGAGAATTGACTATGGCGAAGCCAGACTTCAGCAAAATCCCAGCCTCTAAAGAGGCTTCACCCCGCCAGATCTCAGCGATTGCAAATCGCTTTGCGAAGCTGACGAATCCAAAGGATTCGTGGATGCTGACCAAGAAATACACTGCGGTGCTGTACAGATTCCAAGAGGAATCTGGCAAGAAAATTACTCACGGCGAAATCCAGAAGTTCTTTGCCTGCCGCAAAGTTCCTAAGAACTTTGCAGATATGCTTGAGACTCCAAAGGAGTCTCCCAAGCCTTCTACGAAGGCTTCTCCCAAGACTTCAAAGAAGTCTTCAAAGCCTTCTACGAAGGCTTCACCGAAGCCGAAGGCTTCCGACAAAGACACAGAGCTTTTAGCTCTGAAGGCTCAGATGGCTGATCTTCAGCTTGCTGTCGCCGCCCTAGCTAAGAAGCTCTCTTAAGAGAGCTTCAAAGTCTTCAAAGACCCCAGCTTTGCTGGGGTTTTTTTTATCTATAAACCCTTAACTCTAAAGGAGTTTTGTATGGAATTTGTTGTAGAGTATTTTACAATTGAAGATAGAAGTTGGAATCGTGATAGTGTTTTTACAGATATTTTATTAGCAGAACAAATACTTAACAAATCTATTGTGGATATGCCAGAACTTAGCTGGCGTTTAATTATGGTAATTAAAGAACATGACGCTGAAAATTAATTAACCGATTGAGGCTTTAGACCTTCTAAGTTTTAAAACCCCTTTACAGGGTAAAGGGTTTTAAAACTTTAGAAGGTCTTAAAGGAGGCGACGATGGCTGACGAGATGACACAACAAGAGGTTGCAGATTGGATTGTGCAACGTCTTGATAAAGCTATAAAAATTATGGATTCTCAAATGAACCCTGATGTAGATTTTGATGGGGCTTGGGAATTATTTACTGGAATATCTTGCTTAAACGAAATCAAAAATTGTTTCTCTCACAACGAGGATATTTAAATGGAAACTCAAATCATTACTGAAATCGAAAAAGCTTTAGCCTATCTGGACGAAATAAATTTACGAGGCGATCAAATACTTGAGCGCAACCGACTAGATTTAATTTCTCAGACGCTTGAAAATTTATTGACCGACCTCGACGCTTAGGGATTCTTAGTTTTAAAACCCCTCACTTGTGAGGGTTTTAAAACTTAGAAGCCCTTAGAGGACTGCCAGCCGGTTCTCATCCACCCTAAACTTCATTGCACTTGGAGGTGCTTATGTCTCAATTTGATTACTCAACGCTCGACCCCAACAAGCCTGCTTCTTACCGTCAGTTTAACGGTGTTGCATATCACTTTGCTCAGTTGCACACCAAAGGTGACAAAGCAAAAACATACGTGGCGACTCGTATGTTCAAAGCAATTTTGTACAAGTTTTATAACGAGCAGGATATTCAAATGACTCATGGCGAGGCTCAAAAATTCTTTAAAGCCAAGCGAGTCCCGGCTCAGTTTAAAAAGCTGATTACTATTCGTAAGTAATCTTTATAGCCCCGCTTCGGCGGGGTTTTTTTGAGGTCTTTAATATGAAAGATAATTTTGTAGCAAAGAACGCTAACAAGTTCAACAAAGCTAAAGTATTTAAAGACCGCAAGAAAGCCTCAAAGAAAGTTAGAGGCCAGAAGCACAAAGATAAATCAGTTTAGCCCGTCTTGGGTGGGCATAGTTTGGTTGGCGCTATGCTTAAAAATGGTAAACTCGACACCACAAGGTGTGCATATAGTTTACAAGTCAACCATTCACCCTAAACTTTTCTTGGAGATATATTATGCGTTTTCTAGATTCTGAAACTAACTCAGCTTTTGGTGTAACTTATCACACTGTGAACAGTGGGACTGCTCCACAGCCATTAAACTTTCGTGGTCGGCAATCTAATTGGAGAGAGCGGTTTGAAAAGATGCGATCAATGGAATGGTTTATTGTTCCAAAAGTAGATCAAGCCAAGACTCAGCAAGCGGCTTCAACTTATCTTAGAGGACGTTATAGTTTTTACAAAATCAACGAGAAAGGCGATATGTGTCTGTTGAAACTTCGTTAATTTGTGGGGGAACTTCGGGGGCTTCGGCCCCCTTTTTTTATTTGGAGATTTTTATGTTATATGAAGATCATTGTAATCACGGTATAGATAATTTTTTATTTGCTGTCAATAACTTAGATGTATATCGTCACGAAAATAATTATGGTGGCGACGAGAATATGTTTTGTGTTCGGTTCGGAAATAAAAGTTATGAGTATATTACTTTAAATTGTCAGTCTGTTGAACGACGAATAAGTTTTGATAGTAAGTATGGTGATAAAGAAAGTATTTGGAAAGGTGTAAAAGATTTATTGATATATAATAATTTATGGGATACAACATGGGATCTCACCCCTGAAATAAGAGAATTAAATTAGCGGGGGCTTCTACGTCTTTAAAACCCCTTTACAGGGTAAAGGGTTTTAAAGACTTAAGAAGCCCCCCACCGTGAC